TGTATTCAATATTTTTAAGAACTCATCTGTTCCTGCACTATCTAATGAACTATCAAATATCTCATCTAGTATTAATAGATTCGTATTGGTACTATTTTTCATTTTAGCAATTGCTCTCCATGTAAACAATAATGCCAAATCTATTCTCATTTTTTCACCTTCACTAAATGAAGCATAATTAAAGTTATCACGAAATCTTGATTTGATTGTTTCATCAAAGTTTTCATCTAATGTAAAGTTTACATAAAATTCCATAGATGCCAGGTACTTATTAATCAACTGATTCATAATAGGTAAGTATTGTTTTATAATCTTAGTCTTAATACCTGTATCTTGTAACATAGCTCTAGATGCTTCTTTGTAAACCTTTTCCTCTTTTAAATCTTTTCTGTTCTTTTCTATACCACTAAATTCTTCTTGAAGTGTTTTTAGTTTTTCTTCATCAGAATTATTAATAGTACTCTTTTCTAATTCTGTAATCTCATTAGATAATCTTTCTTGGTATTTTTCTAATTCTTTTATTGATGTATTTAATTGTGCTATCTTTATAGAGTTATCCTGTATCTCATTTGTAATTTTAGATATTTCACCTAATCTGCTTTGTGTCTTATCTAATTCAGATTCCATTTTGTATAGACCATCTAAAATATTATTTGATTCATCTTTTTTAATATCTATCATCTTATCTTTAAAATCTTTATCTATATGTTGTTCACAAGCAGGACAGTCTTCATTTTCTGATAAGAACTTAATCATTCTATCTTTTTCTTTCTTTTTTTCTATAAGTGTAGAGCGTAAGTCTTTTAATTTTACATCTTTAGATTCTATATTGATTTGGTCTGTTACTGATTCAAATAATCCTTTTTGATTTTCTTCTAGTGTTTTTTTATTATTTACTTTTTCATCTAACATTAATGAGTTAGAATGATAATCATTTTGTTTTGATTCTATTATTGAACCTTTATTAGAATTAGTTTCTTTAATATAAGCTTCTTGCATAGTTATCTTTTCATTACACAACTTATAATTATATTCTACTTCTTGTAATTCTATAACTAAATCTTTTAGTCTTTGTTTAAGTAACATATTCATTAATGAAAATATTTTGATATCTAATAAATCTTCAACAACCTCTCGCCTGAATCTAGCTTTAAGTTGCATAAATGGTACAAAGGTTGAACTACCTAATATTACAACTTGTGTAAATGAACGATAGTTTAATTTAAGTATTTGTTGTTCTAATATTTTTTGATAGTCACGATTATTGGCTTCTTGATTTAACATCTTATCGTTTTGCCATATCTCAAACTTATTTGGTTTGATACCACGAATGACTTTATATCTACGACTTGCAATACTAAACTCAATCTCTACAACAGTTTCCATAGCATTAACTGTATTGACTAATTGAGATTTACTAATTGTTCTAAATGGTTTTCCAAACAATGCAAAACATAATGCATCAAGCACTGTTGATTTACCAGCACCATTCTCACCTATGATAAGTGTAGTTTCATTACGATTCAAATCTATTTCTGTAAATTGGTTACCTGTGCTTAAAAAATTACGCCATCTAACCTTTTCAAATATAATCATTCTAAGTCTAAGTCTTGTGCCTCTGTGTATAAAGATTTCATTTGATTCTTTAATCTATCTTTACTTAAATCAATAGGTAAGTCATCAATGTATTTGTTTAGTAGTGTTACTGTGTCTTCTGTGTTTTCTACAATATCATCTGATACTGAACTTGCATCTAAGTCTGAAAAATCTTCGACAATTTTTATATCAAAAGCATCTGCTGCATATAACTTGTCTAGGAATTGGTCAAACTGATATAAATCTTTTTTGTTTACTACAATGAGTTTAACATATTTGTTTGCATACTTTGTAGTATCATGTTCTTTATAGTTTTCTTTTGAATCATCATAATATATCTTTTCATATATTGTATATGGGTTAACTATTCTTTCTAATTCCTTTGTTTCTGTATCATAGATATGGAATCCTTTTTTATCTTCCCAATCATTCCAATATATTTCATATGGTGTACCTAGATAATAGATTTGACCATCATCTGACTTGTGATGAAAATGCCCACTCATAACTGTATCAAACTTTCTAAAAAATTCTTTCTCACGGCCTCCTTGTGATATGATAACATTCTTGTTCATTTGAAAACCATTTATTTCTAGATGACCCATACATACATCAGCTTTAGTTTCATCAATCATACCCTCTGCATAGATTTCATTTGATTGAGTAATCCACGGCATAAGTAGTATTGGTAAACCACCAAAGTCTACTTCTGTTGCTTCATCATAGATATGAATATTTTTGTGTTTACCGCCTAGTAATTCTGTAAGAGAATTTACTTCACTTGTGTTCTTATAATAGATATCATGATTACCGACTAACATATGTAAGTCAATTCCTAATACATTAAATGGTAATATAAATCTCTCTCTAAAATCTTTTGCTGTTCTATATGATACATACTTACGCCTATCAAAACAATCACCTAAATGTAATACTGTTTTAATATTGTTTTGTTGTAAATATGGAAAGAATATACCTTCATAAAATTTATAAAAGTATTCATTAAAATTCACATTATCATTTCTTGCGCCAAAGTGCGAATCCGTTATTAGTGCTATTTTCATTAAGTAGTTTCTGTATTAGAATTTTCTTCCATGAATTCCTCTAGGCCTTCAGGTAGTGTAGATTTCTCTTTTTTCTTTACTTTATATACATCTTCATCAGGCAACATAATGTCTGGGTCAAAACCTCTTACATCATAAACTGTATCATCGCCTTCATTCACAGTATAGGTTTCATATTGTTGTTTCTCAATCATTTTATTTTTGATATGAGTTTGTTTCTTTTCTTTTTGAATTCTTCTTAAAAATGCATAGTATATAATTTGTGTAAAATATGCAAAAGGATTCTTTGACTTCTCTGGGTCAAAGTTATGTATGTATTGTAAACAGTTTTCTATACCATCAGAAACCATTTCAGAACGATAAGTATAATTAATAAAGTTAGGTCTGTATGATAATCCATTTGCAATCTTTAAAAAACACTCTCCAATATAATTCGTTACTTGGGGTTTTTCTTCTCCAGCTTCCTCTGCCTCTTTACATAGTTCTTTCCACGCAATCATAGCTGCATGAAACTCTTTGTTGTCTATGTAGTGTGCACCTTTTTTCTTTGTTGTTGCCATCTCTTTTCCTTGATGAATTGTTATGTAGCCATAGTACTAGGTTGGACATAATATGTCAAGTTTTATTATAGGTTTTAGCTAAAAAAGTTTTTTGCAATTATTTGCAAATTAGCGTTGACAAACCATGTTCAACCTTTTATAATCGCTGTGTTCCAGCCGAGAATACTATATACTCTAAAGAGATGGTTAATGTTTAGTAGTACTACAAGGTATATCATTAAGTTCTTCTTCTGTTATTTCCTCTTTTACTAATTCTTTCTCTTTATTTTGACCACTTAATGCAGAAACATATCCATTAAACATTTTCCTTACTTCTTCCGTATTTTCAAATTCATCTTCTTCTTCGTATATATCTTCTTTCTTAGGTTGCATAATAGGTCCATTTGTTTCGGCATCAGCTGCACTATAAGAATCTAACATATGTTGATAGTAATTATTTAAAGCGTATGATGCTTGTGTGATTGTTATGATTGTTGATTTTTCAATATCAAACTCATCTGATTCTGTAAAAGGTTGTAACCAACGAGATAAAGATAGTGCCTCAACAACACCTTTCTTAGTGATTCTATTTTTTAATTCCATTTTTAATGGATGTAATACATGTAGTTTAGTAGAAGCTTCATCTGTTCGTGTGGGTATACAAGTACAAACGATACTCTCACCATTTGCCAATTTTATTACTCTAGTAGTGTTATCTGTCATATCCTTATCCCTAGATTGTATATCACTATTTATATCCTTATCCTGTCTATCTCATAGTCAAATTCTTCTTCATTATAAATGTTGATTCGTTCTAGAAAATGATTTAATGTAAAATTCTTTTTATCCTTATAAGTAAAATCATCAGCAATATCTAAAAGGGTTGTTCGTATATTCCCTTTATCTGATTTTCGCAAGCCGCGGCCGATGCTTTGGAGCACTCGTATTCTAGACTTAGACGGAGATGCGAACACGATATTATGCAAGTTCCTAATATTAATACCAGTACTGAATGTACCATACGACGCGACAATGATTGCATTTGTTTCTTTCTCTGTTATTGCTCTAATTTTTTCTCTTGTTTCTGTATCTGTTCCACCATGTATAAAGAAAACTTTTCTATCAAAGTCTTTCATTAGATTGTACAACACTAGTCCATGTTTTTCGACCAGTTGATATAAACATAGAGTATTACCAGTCAATTTATCACAAAGTGTCGTAATGAAGTCATTACGTGTCTTGTGAGCGACTATATACTGTAGTTCCTCA